AATCTTTTCAAATAGCCCTGTTGAATTAACTCTTGCAACTAAGAAGTATTTTGGCCATTTTCAGGCTTCGTATCAAAATAGTAGAATAAAAAACTCTACTGGAATAGGAATTAATTGTAATTCTTTAGAATGGACATCATTAGCTTCCAGATTACTCGACAAAGGTAATAATATTATTACTGGAGATTATTCGGGTTTTGGTGACACATTAGATCGTGTTGTGATGAAAGGTGCTTTTGATGCTATTGAACAATGGTATGAATACTTTTATGGTAATGAGAGCGATTATCAGGAATCTAAGAGAATAAGATCTAGTCTCTTTGAAGAAATTTGTTCTTCCCCTCAGATAGCCCGAAACTTAATGTTTACTCGAAATTGCGGTATACCATCTGGTTTTGGGTTAACAGTTGAGATAAATGACTTGGTAAATAAATTGTATATGCTAGTAGCATGGAAGATTTTGACGAATGAAAGTTATGCTAAATTCAAGCAGCATGTTTATATGTGTTGCTATGGAGATGACATAATTATGAGTGTTTCAGACGAATTTATTGATAAATTCAATTTCGAGACTATAAAATCTTTCCTTGATACTATGGGTATTAAATTCACAAGTGCTGAAAAAGACGGTACAAGTTATAAAGCTAGATCTTTATTTCAAAGTACTTTTATGAAAGGTGAATTTGTTATTCATCCCAAAAGAGCGGGAATATTCTTATACAAATTGCCATTATCAAGTTGTTTAGATATGTTAAACTGGCAGTGGGTAAATAATGATAAAGTTTCTGTTTGCTATGAAGCGAGTCGAGCTTCATTGAACAATTTATTTGGAAATGGTCCTGAAGTGTATGAACAATATCGTAAGAAAATTTACAAGTGGTTTGTAGATAGATCAGGTTCAGCGGATTTTCCATCAAGCGCCATACCCCATCTTATGACTTGGGAAGAAATGGATCAAAAGGTTTTTGGCAGCCTGTAATAGCCAATCATAACGCCTGGACATTGTCGTTCCTTGGGGCGTTGTTAAATTCCTAAACGACTAATGCTTTGACGTAATACATCCTTGTACGGAAACATAGGTGTATTACTATTTTAAACGAAAATTAATTTTTTACTTATATTTAGACGTATATGTATTTTTGTTTGTTTGATTTTATGTTTGTATTTGTCTGACGTAAGCAAGTTCTTACTATTTATGCTATTAATAGG